TTCGAGTGCTTCTTCAATATCATCTTCCTCATACCCTTCATCTAAAAGTTCATCATAAACACTTTCAACAATATAATCTACCTCATCAATCTCTACCATCTCAAGAAGAGTTCCACCCAATTCTTCAACTGTTTCTCCAAGATCAAGTTTTGGATTGATATTAACTTTATTATTAATTTGCTTTTCTACAATTTTTGGATTTTCACTTTTACCTTTAATTTTAACTTCACCAATTACCTCAAAAAGATCTTCTCTCCAGTTAGAGAAACCTTCTTTCACTGCCTTTTTCTTTTTCTTAAACTTACCAGAAACTTCACCTTCCTCATATCCCTTTCCATCACCATCATCATCCCACCATCTCTTAACTTCTTTTGCTTCTTTTTGTGTTGAGATTGATTGTGAGATTGCTTGTCTACGATTTAAAAGATATTGGTCTTTCTTGGTATTCTTCTTACCATCATTATCAACATCAGCATCCTCTTTTCCTACGGGATCAAGTGCTTCAGTTTTAATACCTTTCTTTGCTCGAATTGCTGCTGCTTTTTCGAGTGTTCTTTTTCTTGCTGCTTCACGCTCATCCTGAGGAATAGCAGTTACAGCACCAAGTTTCTCTGCAGGTTTTCCTGGAACTACAGACTCCGAAACCTGTTCCAAATAAATTTTGGAAATATCGTTAAGAGGATTCATTGACATCTTAATAAGTACTTACTTTCTTTTCCTTATACTTATTTATGAAATTCAAGAACGCTCTACCACCTTTTTGGAGGTTCTCTTTTCCTAGAGTGGATCCTGGAGTTTGTTGTACTGCATATTTTAAATATCCAGTAGTTCCCAGTAATGTATTTGGTTTTCCTGGCAATCTATATTTCCTATCCATCTTAACTTCAGTATATTCCATCACATCTTTAATCCAAGATTTAAACATTCTTCCCTCAGAGGTTAAACAAATTAAATGATTTGTTCCTCTACGCATAATTTTTCCAACCAATCCAGTATTTAAATTTTCTACAATATCACCAATCTTAAAAACTCTTCCTTTGATATAATTTTCACGAAGAGTCTTTTGGTCATACTTTGGAGCAATCTCCCAGAGGCTATAACTTTCTTTTTTTACTTTAGATTTCTTTGTGCCCATTCCTTGACGAACAGCATCAAAGAGTGCTTGAGTTTCTCCATCATCTAAAGACTTTGGAGTTCCTTTTCTAAAGGATTCGAAGTCATTATCCAATACTGCCTTTCTCATCTTAGATGCAGACATTCCCTCAATACCTTCTGCATCAGCATCACGAACTCCAGCAGATACTACGCGAATCAAATCAAACTGATAGAGATCGTCATTATACTTTTGTGCAAGATTCTCAAACTCAGATTGTCTATCAGATCCAACTACAATATTGACACTTGAATACCCATCTTTATCCGCATTCACGAGAACATCAAAGATAGACCTCATATCAGGGTCATTAATAATCGTTTCCTCAAATTCAGGGAACATCTTTCTCATATAAGAAACTTTGGTATTTGGATCCAAAGGATTCTTTTTGGGGTCTTGAGTTCTTGATGGATAAATTTTAATATTACCGCCGGCAGAAATTCTCTTTGCAGACTTTAAGAGTTTTTCGTGTCCTACTGTTGGTGGATTAAATCTACCAAACACTATTGTTAGAGTATCGCCATCTTCTGCTGCCGTATCTTCTGGAGCAGCTGCTGCCCCTCTTGGTGCTTGAGGAGCAGGTGCTGGTGCTGCTGCTTGGGGTTGTGGGGCGGCGGCAGGTGCTTGCTGTCTTCCTGCAGAGGGTTCTTCTGGTCCCTTTGCTTGACGACCATCAATATACTTAAGTTTTCCTTTATCAGTTCTCGCAACAAGTTTGCCAGAGCGATCTAACCAACCGCCGTGACCATCTCCGGTATATCCAAGTTTCTTCGCCTGCATTGCTGCTTGCGACTGTGTTGCCTCTGATAAAAATCTAGAAAAACTCTTCATATTGTTTCTTTATATACCTTTATTTATTATTTCTTGGAATATGCCAACTTACCAGTTTCAATCATAATCTTTTCAACATACTGGCCAGATCCATCTTTATAATTTCTTCTTTTAAATCTAAACTTGAATAAAAAATTAGTTGCTTTTTCTCCTTCAGGAAGAATTCTTATATCAGAGGCACTTTTCTGTGCTTTTAGTTTTACTGGTTTCCCAGCATTACCATATTTTCTATACGCTTTAAATTGTCCAGGTTCTATCTCCTTCACTTTTCCACCTGATGATGTCAAATCTATAACTTGAGCCATATCATCACCAAATATTGCCTCCTCTAAAAAATTAAATGCTCTATTGGTAAAATCAGATCCAGATGCATTGGATAAATTTTCCCCAAGCAAATCAAACATAGCAGAAACATATTGAAGTTTTGCTTCCCCTTTTGCCTTAGCAATATCTTCCATTAACTTTTTAGCCATAGATGATTTAGATTTTGGAGGTCCTATCACATCATACATTGATTGAAGTCCTTTTATAATACCAGCATTTTGTACTGTAGTAGAATCACTTTTAACAGAAATATTAATTTGATCCCTCACAAGTTCCCTACCATTGGCAATTATCTTTACCATAATATCCGCTTTAATATTTCCATCTGCCTGTTCCCCAGTCACACCATCAGCAAGAACTTCATATCTAACTACATCTATATTTTTATTCAGCAAAAATCTCCTTTTTGCCTGTATAATCTTTCTAAACAAAATTGATTTTTTAGATGCAATCATAGTATCAATTTTTTTCGCCAACTTACCATAATCTTTCTTTTGCTCGGCATACTTATCATATTCGTCACCAAATCCAGGATAAACTTCTGCAGGTTTTAAATAAACTTCCAAAGCAACTTGAATAAAATCCGCAGGTTTTCCTTCCCTTTGTTGTATGATATATGGTTGCCCTTGTTTCATATTAGGATTGACTTTAGGATCACCAACAGCAATATCATATCCCAAATCATCATCTTTAGGAAATTCTTTTTTTATACCTATTCTCGGGTTTAATCCTTCTTTAAGAACAGTTTGCTTTCTAAATTTATCAATATTACCCTTTAATTCATTAATATTATTACCATCGTTTGGATCTGCAAGTATCATAGCAATATAAATTGCTAAAATACCCTCCATTATACTTCCTTCCTTTACACCAGAAGCCATATCAGTAATACTTTTTTAAGTATTTAGAATGGAGAATAGGAGACTCGAACTCCTGACTTCCTGCTTGCAAAGCAGGCGCACTACCAACTGTGCTAATTCCCCGATTTAGATATTATAAAACCCCTCGACTAAAAAGTCAAGGGGTCAAATCAACCTTCTGACTTATTTATCAGTCGTGCTCACCCATTGCCTTTTGCTTACGGAGTTTCTTGGGGTTCTTGGTTACTGATCCAGATCCATATGAAGTCTCCAAATCGAAGGCACGTTCAGACCTTCTTTCTGTTCTATCATCAGCAGTCATTTTACCTCTTCCATGATGAGGTCCACCTCTAAGAGATCTCCACATATGCTTCTCAGCAGACTTCACTTTTTTAGTCTTTTCTCCTTTTTTAGAATACTCAGATGCAGGTTTATTAGTTCTCTTTCTAACTAGGGCGCTATATGCTGCAGATGCCTTTGGAGTTTTACCATAGGAACCTTCTGCTTCCAAAATTTCTTCAATATCATCAGCATCAAGTTCATTTGCCATAATCCACTCTGCTTCTTCCAGAGTTTCTGCGTATCCTTCTGCTTGGAGGAACTCAAGGACAATATCAAAGATATCTAGTTCTTCATTCTGTTCCTCTGCTGCCTTTCTTTCTGCCTTTCTTTTTGCCAGTTCTGCTCCCTTTTTTCTCTTTTCTATGGTTTTCAGTTGACTAATATCCTTATTCACGACACCTTTAGCAAAAGCACCAACCATAGACTTAACATTTTTTCCGGCATATTCGTTTGCCTTTTCTGGAGTGTCTAGCACTTCATCAATCTGTTGTGGAGCATAAACTTCAGAATATGCTTCTGCCAAACCTCGTAGTTCTTTAGGATCCATTTTTACAAATACTTTTTTAGTTATTTATAAATCAAGTAAGTTCCATTGGATAATGTTCAGAATCAATATCCAACATTTTCTTTCTTTTTTTCGTCAAATGTTTTGCAGACGGAAGAAACTGTTTTTTATCTATTTCCTCAACAGCATATTTTTCTTCAACATCTTTTTGTATTTTTCTCCACTCTGAAAAGTACATAACTCTTTTTTAGGTATTTATGAAAAAACCTCCCGAAGGAGGTTTAAATCAAAGAGTGTGTTTTTCAATCTCTCTATCAAGTTGTACAATTGCAGAACGAATATCAGCAACACGAGGAGGAACACTCACTTCATCATAAGTGTATCCTTTTTGTGCATCAAATAGAACTTGCCGTATTGCAGCTGCAGTACGAACATCAATTGTAATAGTTACTCCAGTTTCTTTAGTCACAGGTCTCCCTCCACACGATTTTCAGAACGATAAACATCAAAAGAACCTTCAGGATAACGAGCACTCAACTTCTCATAATTCATTTGCAGAACTTCTTCAAAGTTAGTATCAAGTGCCATACATGCTTGAGCAAGATACCAACACAAATCACCAAGTTCTCGCTTCATGTGAAAGACATTCTCTTCATTATAAGGTTTGCCTTGCAGAAAAATCTTTTTTACAACTTCAGTAAACTCACCTGCTTCTGCACTCATACCAAGAGCAGCAGTCAAAAGACGAGGAACATCAGCATCATGAGTTGCTTCAAGTTCAGTCATACGAGCAAGTAGTTGTGCATAATCAGTACTTGCAGGACTTGTAGTTTGTCGAACGAATTCAATATATTTGTTTGTATCAATAACTTGTGTCATATTAGAATTTAAATCCTTCAAATGATTTTTTAGGTTTGTTCTCTTCGTGATAATCATACTCTTCTTCCTTACCATTGTCAAGGATATCATTTTGAGCAGACTGTTCACAATCATAAAGTCTCATCTTTGCCCTGTCAATACCCACAACAAAACGCTTATGAATTGTTGGATCGTTATATCGATTCTTAAGTTGTTTTACAAGAATCTGTCCCAATCCCTCCAACTCTTCAGTGCTAATAAGGGCAAACATAAGGTCAGCAGTAGCAGGGAGACCAAAGGACTCACTAGTATCAGTAAGTTCAACATCAGAACTGCCATAACCACTGCGGGTAGTCTGGGTAGCAGAGACAATGGGAACATTGAATTCCACTGCCAAACCGCGAAGTTCCTCTGCAATTGCTTTAACCAATGTATAAGAATTGACATTGCTACCTCCCCTGAACCTAGAGGAAGAACAAATATTAAGGTAATCAATGAAAATAATATCAGGTCTAAATGACTTCTTAAGTGCAAGTTCGCTAAGAAGTGATTTGAAATGTCCCGCATGAGCAGATGCTGTTGGGTATTCCTTAATTATAAGAGAACCCTGAGTCTTCTTTGCAAGACTATTAACCTTACTTTCAAACATTGATTTTGGAAGATCTCCAATATCCTGAATAGGAACATTCAGGAGGTTTGCGTCAATTCTTTCAGCAATTCGTTCCTCCGCCATCTCAAGAGTGATATAGAGGACGTTCCTACCCTGAAGCAAGACGGAACTAGCCACATGGCACATGAACAACGATTTCCCAACACCCGTTCCAGCAAGAGCAATATTGAGAGTCTTATTAGGTAAACCACCTTTCGTGATTTTGTTGAAATATTCCAAGTCAAATTCAATTTTCTCTTCCTTTCTATGATAGGACTCATAACGTTGCTCATAGTCTAGCAGATAGTCATGACCAATATGAGTATCAAAAGATACTGATAGGGCATCTGATAGAATACTAGGAATACTGTCACGATTCTTTTTCTCATCCTCACCATCAGCAATATGAATTGACTCCATAAGTGCTAGGTAAATGGCACGATCTCGACACCACTTTTCAGTAGTATCAACTAACCAACCAAACTCTACAGGAACATCATCAAGGCATTCAATTAGATGAATAAGTTGCTTAAAAGAATCTTCATTGACATCTTTGCGTTTTTCTACTTCAATGCATAGAACTTCTTTTGTTGTTGGTTGATTATATTCTTGAACAAAACTTAAAATTTCTTGAAATACAATTTTTTGATTTGCATCCTCAAAATATTCTGCTTTAATAAAAGGAATAACCTTACGCACATATTCTTCATTATGAAGAAGATTTCGCAAAATTAAAAATTCAACTTTATCCATCATTTATTTTATGCTGTGGGTTGTCCGTAGAATGTGGGATATCAAATACAAATGTGATTCTAACTTCATCTGCAATATTGACTGTTCCATGAGGTAATTTATTATTAAACCAGAAAAGTGTTCCTGGTTCAACTATGACAGTTTCATTACCAACAAAATATTGATATCTACCAGATATTGATAAATGATAACGATCTCGTGTTAAGTAATAAGTTCCTTCGTCAATATGAGCACCAACTATTTCATCAACTGGGAGAGAAAGAAATCCACATCGATGTATTTCTTTGCCATTAAATTCTTTTTTTAGAATTTTCCTAATCTCACTATGATGCTGATATGCTGGAGTTTTGATACAAATATCAGTATCACCAACAAAGTCCTCTTTGTTTTTTACACCACCAATAATCATCTGAAGAGAACTTATCGGTAAGTCATCAAATCCGCGATCAACTAGTGACTGAACATCTTCAATATGTTTTTGGTGGTCCCAGTCTTGAGGATATTTTTTAAGTTGCTCAATTACTTTAGAAACATTGATGTTAGTTTTGATGACTTTGATACATTCACCCATAACTAAACTCTTGTTTGGCAATTTCATCAAGTTTTTGCATTACTTCCTCAGTAAAATACTCTTCTGGATTTGCAAGAATTTGTTTGGCATAGATTTTTTTACCCTCAATCTCATAGCGTCCTGCCACATTCTTCCAGAGTCCACCAATCTCACCAAGTTCTAGAAGACCATAATATCGATCAAGACCCCGTTCATCATAGTAAAGACGAACATCTACTTGCTGATTCTCCTTACTCAAACGCGATTTAGCAGTCTTAGCCTTGATAATATTTCCGACCACTTCCGTTCCATCCTTTTCTTTTTTCTTGCTGAGATAAATGATCGTAGACGCTGCGTACTTGAGTCCGCTGCCTCCACCCATTTCCTTAGTTGGTACGTAAGATCCGATAACATCATAAGTGTGATTAGTAACTATCATTGGAATATTTGCTTGACCAAGTTTCAAGGTAAGCATACGGAATGCACCTTTAATCAGTTGTGATTTGGTCATGTCACGAACTTCTTTATCGTTCAGAGCATCATTAATCTCTTTACTTGTAGAAAGCATCCCCAAAGAGTCTAGCACAAACATACAGGGATTGCGCTCCCCTTCAGGTTTTTTCATATACAAATCTACTGCTTTGAGCGCCTTTCCGCGAAACTCTTCAACAGTAACAACATTAACAACCACCAAACGAGAAGTATCAATTCCACGGGATTCTAATAGAGATTTAGTGATAGCAGCCTCAGTGTCAAAGTAGAGACAGTAACCATCGGAATAAGTATCAAGAAAGTTCTTAACCACGGCGAGAGAGAAAAAAGTCTTTCCAGTAGAAGACTCTCCAGCAATAGCAGTAATTTTATTCCCAGATACGCCACCAAATACACTACCTGAAACCAGTGCATTAAAAATGTATGAACCTGTATCAACATAACTCTCAGTCTCGTCAATGTCGGAAGCAAGTTGTGTATACTCGCCACCAATTTCTTTTACAATATCTTTAAGAAAGTCCATCATTTTTTCTCCTCATTTTTATTATCCAAATAATTCATTTTATAAGTCCATAGTTTTTGATAGAGTGCGGAATCTCCCCCCAATCTCATAGCACTAATAATTACATCTAATTCTTTTTCGTTAATCGGTAAATCCATCAAGAGAAAAATGAGTCAAGGTTTACAGTTTTTTCCACATTCCACCCAATTGCATCAAGAATAATCTTGAGTGGTTCTAGAAATGCTTTCTCAAATTGTAGGTCATAATCAATGTATTTGTCAAGATTAAGTTCCTTTGGAAACTCTTGGATAAAAGAGATAATATTTTCGTGAATACTATTTGGTTTTTTTAGATAGATAAATTTAATCTTTTCACCATTTTGAATAAGAGAATACTTATTTGTAAGATTTGCTTCCTTTATATAATGATTGAAAAGAAGTGCTCCACGAACATGAATAGGAGTTCCTTTTGCATAAATTGTTGATGATGATTTGTATTTTTGAACATCAGAAGCTGAACGAGGAAATGCAATTTGTTCTGGGGGGAGTTTCTTAAATTCCTTACGAGCATTCTCAATAAAGTCAATGACTTCATCTTCAGTTCCACTCATCATTAGTTTGAGAGCATCCTTAATCATCTTACGACAAGGAGCAGGAGTAGAAGATTTAACTGCCTCAATGCCCATCATCTTGAGTTTGGGTTCTTCATAGCGAACACCCTCACTGTCCCAGACATTCAGAATATAACGCTTCTTTGCAGTCCAGATTCCACGGTCAGCAATGTTCTCTCGCTTCATCTGCATCTTCTGATCATATGCATTTACATAATTCGCCAATTCTTGGTAAGAACCTTCAATA